ATAGTATTCAGCCACAAACACAACGTCTGGCGTATCCCAATCAAACTCATACTGGTGGATTGACTTAGGCCAAGTCGATGGGTCATCGTTCCACTCAGACTCGTAAGCTTCACGGGTCATTGAATATAGAACGAAGCAATACTTTGCGTCAGCCTTGTCCTGGCGCTTTGCATCAAGGTCGAAGAACACAGAGCTGTCAGCGTCATAGATTGGCTCTATGCGGATGCGCTGGCGTTCGTCCTCATCATTCTCATCATCTTCATACACAGTGCGTAAACGCCATGCGCCATAGCCACCGCCAACAGCTTCTTCAAAAGCGTTGTCGTATGCTTCTTCTGCGCCGCTGTCCCGTTCGTCTGCACGGTAAAGACCATTGCACGTTTCGGTTAACCTGTCGTTTGCTTCGCCATCTTTGCTTACAAAGTCCACGGCAATGCGGTTGTTACGATATTCGTTGATAATACGAATGACGCTAAGGTGAATCTTGTTTACCTCAAAGCGCGGCTTGTTTTCGTATTGGTCACCTAGTGGGCCTTCCCACTGCGCTCCAGCGATGGAGTAGAATCTGCGATCCTGTAAGCATTGCAGTCGCTCATCACGGACTGAGGATTGAACGCGATCAAACTCTACCAACGCCTGTTGATGGATGTTCGCGAACCTTTGTTCTTTATTCAGTCGAGCCATTTACCACCTACTCACAGTTGCTAAAGGTTGCACATCGAAAGTCTTTGGAACGACTGCTCGACGTATGGCCTCACACGCATAACGTAGCGCATCTATAAGGTGATTATCACGATCCGCAAGTATTGGCAAGATTTGTCCTGTCAATGGGTCAGTTTTATAGCTGTAGCACGTTAATTCGTCGATTGTGTGCTGGCAGCGAGGGTGAACAACGATGTCGTAAGACTTCAACCATTCAACGCCTTCCTCTACAGATTTAGGCCCTTTGATTGCCGACATGATCTTTGGAAAGCCGTGGTTCTTCATGTGGCTGATTGTTTCAGGTCTTGCGCTATCCGCCACGATTGGCCATTTCTCTGACTCTGGAACAGTGAAGAATAGGTCTGGCGTGTCCATAATCTCGCAACCAACTCTGTATGCTTCGTAGTCAACATATATTGTTCTGCCGATCACATGGCAGCGGATCAGCACTGTAGGGTCAGAAGCAAAGCCCCAGTCAGCACCAAAGCGATGCGTTGCATCCTCTGGCGTTTCAAAGTCCTCTATCTTCCAGTTACGGAATACTCGCGCTTCGCTATTGGATGAATAGCTTCCAAGCCAAACGTGCTTGTATTTGTCAGGGTCGCGATCCCTATCGTATTCCATTTCTGCTTTAAGCACATCAGGGAACCAAGGGTTATCCCTGTAGTTTACCTGTGCAACCACAGCATCAGGCGGCGGAGATGGGCCACGCAGGAGCATATCAATTGGGTCGCTGCTGTTCTGTGGGTTCCATGTGAACCACAGTTCGCTGTCTGGCTTACGGATTGTCGGACGCAATAGGTCGAGTGAGCGTTGCGATAGCGTCTGCGATTCCTCAACCCAAGCGCAGTCATAACCTTCCAGCGACTTAATGGAATCTGCTGTGTGGTTCTGCATCCCTTGGAAGATGATTAGCCCATCGCCATGCCGTGACTTTATCTGGCTCTCTTGAATCTCAAAGTAATCCTGAACGCCAAGCTGCTCAATCTTTAGCTCTAGCAAACGCTTGACGGACTGCGACAATGACTTCTGAATCTCACGGACGCACACTGTCCTGCGCCGCTGATCCATAACATGAGCTTCGATAACCATTTCCGCAAAAGCATGGCTCTTGCCTGAACCACGGCCACCATGAGCGCCCTTATAGCGACTTGGCTTTAGGAACGGCTTGAACCAGCGCGGTGTTTTAATCTTCAGCGTTGTCATCAATCACTTCGCGCTGGATGCGTTGAATCATGCTGCCAGTGATGCTGAGCTTTGTCGGCTCGTTGAAGCCATGCATTACGTTTAGCTCTTTCACGGCTGCTGTCATGCCTGTTGAGGTCTTTGCATCCTGGGCGATCCGATACGCTTGTATAAGCCCTTTGATAGACATTTCGCGTGTCCAGAGTTGCTTCTCAACAACCTGTGATTTTAATTCAGCAACCCTTGTGGCAACCTTGCTGTTGTTCATTAGCTTAGATGCAAGCGGATAAAGTGTAATATCCTTCATGCCTTCAGCATCATAAGCCATTCGATAAGCGTCTGCTTGTCCTAAGCCATCAGCTATTGCCTGAGCGAATGCTTCCTGCTTTGCGGTTAGTTTAACTTCAGCCATCGAATGCCTCACCTGTCTCTGCGTGAATAGCTACCTTACCAGAAAAGTCCTGCCAACGCTTGATGATTACGTCACAGTATTTTGAGTCTAGTTCCATCATGCTACAGTTTCGGTTTGTCTTTTCACAAGCAATCAAAGTGCTGCCTGAACCACCAAACAAGTCCACTACATTGCGCTTGTCCTGCATGGAGTAATAATCAAAAAACCATACGACTAATTCGACTGGCTTTTGCGTTGGATGAATGCGTTTTTTTGCGTCATCCTTTTGCATACCATGATGCCCAGACCACAAAATACGAGCGACCATCCGTTTATGCTTTGCTTTCGACCAGCATAATTCAAACGTGTTGCCGACAACCTTGTCCATCTTTTCGTCGCAGCGTTTATCCCATACTACCCAAGAGCCTTTGTTTCTTTCAGGTATTAGGTCTACATAATAATCAGCGCCCCAAAGGAAAATTTCTTTGCAGTAGCCAAATGCAGTAAACACATTGTTGATAAAATCAGGATTAAAATCTTCATGGTCGCCCTTAATGTTATCAAATCGCTGCCCTGTTTTCCGATGGGTCTTATCTTTCGCAAACATACTGTCGTAATCAGTGCTTAAAAACATTCCGTAAGGCGGATCGGTAAACACCATGTCAGCCTTTGCACCATTCATAAGCTTATCAACTGCGTCAATGCTGGTGCTGTCTCCGCACATTAACCTGTGATTGCCCAGCACCCAAACGTCACCCAGCACTGTCTTTGGTGTTTCGGGAACTGCGGGAACAGCGTCCTCGTCGGTATTGCCTCCCGATGGTGCTGTCTCCAACAATCCATCCAGAAAGTCATCATCAAAGCCCAGCAGCTCTAGGTTGAAGTTCTCTAGGTTCAGGTCTTCTATTTCCGCCTTCAGCATATTCATGTCCCACCCTGCGTTCAGGGCAAGCTGGTTGTCTGCTATCACTAGGGCGCGTTGCTGCGCCTTGCTTAGGTGATCGAGGACAATAACTGGCACTTCTTCCATGTCCAGCTTCCGTGCAGCCATTAGTCGGCCATGCCCAGCAATGATGCTATTATCTCCCGACACAAGGATAGGGTTTGTCCATCCAAACTCTTTTATGCTGGCTGCAATCTGGGCCACCTGTGCATCGCTATGCGTTCTGCTGTTGGATGCGTATGGAATCAGCTTCGCAACACTGCGTTGCTCAATCTTGGGTGTCTCGATCATGTCTCTCGCTTTCGTGTTCACATAGCTTGGCAAGGTAGTGCTGCGCTTTATGCAAATCTTCCATGCCGTTCTTATCACGATAGCGGGATAAATACTTTATGCAATTACCTTGCAAATAACCTGAGAAAGCTTCTGCCGACATCCAGGACTCCATTGCCTCCCATGGCTGAACGCTCTTAGATGCGTAATGGTCTCCGCCTACTTGGTGTGAATCAATATTCTCCATCTTCGTCCTCCCCATATCCAAACGGGTCATATCCCTTCAGCATCGCATCGACTGCCACCATGATAGGCCCAGTGATACGCACCTTGCCAGCCTCCATCTTGCGGATGGTTGTTCCGCCATTGTCTGGTGATAGGCGAAGAGCGTCTGCCATCTCGTTTACGCTGTAGCCCATGTAGTGACGGGCGATCTTTAGCTTGTCAGGTGTCATCTTGCTCACTTCCCACATTTGGTATCGTCAGCGGCTTTGATTTCTCCTTCACAGTAAGAACATAAACTATCCCATTAGCTATAAACTCTTCGTTAAATGGGGTTACTTTTTCCAAAAATATTGGTGCTTTTTCTTCCGTCATGCATCTGCCCTACTCTTTTGAAGCGATGTAACGATGGTGCTGTGATCGCGGTTCATAATCCTACCAATCTCTGTGGTGGAATAGCCCTTTTCACGCAGCATAACAACGCATTTGCGCCTTACCGTGACTAAAGGCTTAAACTTTCTTTTGCCCAAGATGTCTTCTAAAGTGAATTTATGCTCCTGCGCGATTGCATCAATCTCTGCTAGGTTGCGTTCCCTAGGTGTCATGCGTCTTCAGCCACAAAGTCAGCATACAGCAAAGCCTCTGTTACGATAGCTGCAGCGCAATCCTCAGCGCTTGCAAACTGATCCATGTAAACAAAGCCCATTGCGTCAATGCAAGCATCGAATAGGCGGTTGCTGTTGCGAATGTATTCGTGGGGATCAGCGCACATTTCAAATGGGCCAGCGCGAAGCTGCTTTGTTAAAAGCCCGTCGATGCGTTCAAATTGGTGGAGAGTAATGCTCATGCTGCATACTCCGCGCCATCAATCCGCTTTGCATAGTCTAAAGCCCAAGATTTGCGGGCAAATGGCCCAAAGATATTACCATACTTTTTGCTAGTAATGTAAAACTTGCGGCCAGAAGTCTTTTCGATTTCGTAACCTTGGTTGCTTACATTTGCCATTTTCAGTCTCCTTGTTGGCGGGG